ATACTTCAGTTGCCCTAGATAGACTATCAAATAATCTATCAAATCCAACAAACATAGATGTAAATGAGGGTGAATAAAAATCCACCAAGTTATGTTTTATAACCATTTCTTTTCTCCTTTATTTAAGCAAGTTAATATATGTGGCATACATTATGTCCTACCACATAATTATATTATAGGGTCTATGTCTGTTTTGTCAAGTGTGGACTGTAAATTTTTGTTAGTTCTTCTTTACCTTTAACTTTTATATTTCCTATTTCAGTAAAGACCCAACCTGAAGGTAGTTGTAATGCAGTAGCCCTAGATATAATAGTTTTATTATTTAAGTATTCTCCTCTTCCTGCTGTTGCTTCGAGCCTAGCTGCAAGGTTGACTGCATCTCCGATAACCGAGTAATCGAATCTGCTCTCAGAGCCCATGTTTCCTACAATACAAGTACCTGTATTAATACCAGTACCAACATTAATAGGAGGTAATCCCCTCTCTTCGTATTCTTTTTGTAGCTCTTTTATTTCTGCTTCAATTTCTACACCTGATTTGACTGCCATTTCCGCATGATTCTTACATTCAAGAGGTGCGTTCCAGAATGCCATGATACAATCACCCATATATTTATCTATAGTTCCACCATTAGCTAAGATTATATTGGTCATCTTATTTAAAAATTCATTTACTAATAAGACTAAACCTTCAGGGTCATCATTATTTTTATAGTGTTCAGATATAGGAGTGAATCCACATATATCCATGAAGAGGAACGTCATCTCTCTTCTTTCTCCACCTAACTTTAAAAGCTCTGGATTCTTTTGAAGCATAGCAACCATATCAGGAGAAAGATAAGTACCAAACTGTTTCTTAATTTGTTGTCTTAGTTTATATTGTTCTCTAAAGCGTAGATAAAAGGCTGTAGATGCTGTAATAAATTGTGATATTAAAGTCCAAGTAACATCTATAAGAAGTCCTTGTTGTATTAAGTAATATCCACTTCCTGCTGTTAATACAAATAATAGACCACTAAAAGATATGCCTAAAGTCATACCAAAAATATTTATTAGCAACCATATTAAAAGAACTGTAACTACAAAACCTAAAACTTCTGCTGCTAAACCCCAATCAGGAACGTATGGACTATTCTCAATTAGTATACTTTCTGCGAGTGCTGCTTGTATCTTGTGTGGTTCTAAAAGTTGACCATTAGGTACAGACAGTTGTGGCATTATTCCTTTAGCCGTAAAGCCTACAAAGACAAACTTATCTTTGACTTGCATTTCCTGTAAATCTGTTTGTGGTGTATCTACCCAACTGATCCACTTTCTGCCTAAAGAATCAGTAGAGACTGGTGGCAGTCCTTTGACTCTTATCTGTTCTATGCCATTGTCATTTGTTTTTATAAGATAAGTGTCTGCACCAGCTAATACTTTCAAGACCTCCGTTCCAAAGGCAGAAACCCACCCATCAGGAGTTCTTAATAATAAAGGTAATCTTCTAACTAAAGAATCTACTTCTGTTCTAGCTACAGCAATGCCTTGACTAGCATTCTGTTTAAGAATATCAATGTTTTGAATGACTCCTTCTGCATCAATTCCTCCACGATCTTCTCCCATAATGACAGTGCCAGTGGTTGAAGGATAATCTCCACTATTATTTTCAAACATCGCCAAAACAGTAGGAGCATAGACTAGTGTTTCTGCAAATACTGAGTCTCCTCCAAACCGATCAGGTTGTGGGAAAGCCATAACCCAACCAACTCCAATCGCTCCTCTGTTTAGTAAGTTAACCTGTATTTCAGCTAATCGCTGTCTTGGTAGAGGGTAGCCACCTTCTAGTGCAATATCCTCTTCAGTTATATTGAGAATAGAAAAATAGCCTGATGGCTCTTTCTCTGGAATCAAAGCATCAAAAGTTTTGAGCTTAATTATTTCTAAAGCATTCCAACTAAATAATAAAGGCACTACTAAAGTACCTGTAATTAGTATCCCAATTAACCATTTGTTCATTGTTGAGTTATTGAAATGGTTTTATTACAACCACTACCACTACAATTAAACTGAGCTGAGTAGGATTGATTTGATGAGCCTTTTTGTATCACATCCACATCATAGTCCGTAGTGTAAAATCGCATATACGCAGTATGAGCTCCGTTCCCCTGTTGGGTTAAATTAACGTCATTGTCATCCCCACCACTATAAAAGATTATATCTGCGTCTTTGTTCCCTGAACCTTTTTGAATTAATCTAGTAGAATTATTATCTCCACCCGGATAGTTAAGAATATAAGAGTTATGATTTCCTGTACCCTCTTGAGTTATCCATATATCCGAATCATCTCCAAATGCATAGATTTTGGCATAGTAGTCATCGCCTAATTGTTCTATTTTATATACGTTGTCATCGCCAGAACCTAATATCCATGCTTGATTATCATTGCCATCTTGAATAATAGTGGAAATGTTGTCGTCTTCATCCATATCTATAACTGCATAGTTGTCGTTTCCATCTACAGTGGTTATCCAACTTTGTCCTGTATGGTTAGACCAAACGGACTGTGAATAAACTATATTGGAATTACCTGTCACATTGGCAGTAATGGTGGCGTTGTTGCAAGTATGTGTACCCACTAAGGAGTTATCAAAACTTCCCAGTCCACAATAAACACCTGTAATATTGCTATTGCCAGCCTGTTTAATTGTTATAGTTGAGCCACTTCCTTTTGTTTGTAATGTAATTACATTATCCCCTGCAAAAACACTACAACTAAGGAGACTGAAAAATAATAATAGTATTATCCCCTGCACCATTAACCTCTATCTCCATTATAATACCAGCCGTATTTATATTCAAATAAGTTGCTGCGTATTTATCTAAACCAATATCAAATGTATTACTACCTTGATGAACTAAGTGTAAGTATTCACCCTCGACAAAAGAATAGGTTTGATAAACTGGATCAAACCCAGGCACAATACCTGTTAGTTCTATACCATCTAATTCCCCTCCTGATTCTGTTTTCTTTTTAGAACCTGTTTCCACTATAGCTAACAAGTCCACTAAGAAATCAAAGCTTAATAAGTCTATATCCAATCTGGATATTTCTTCCTCTTCCTCTAGGTAGTCTTTCTCTAAATCGTTTCCTTCTTCAAAAAAGTCTTTATCTAATTCTGTCTTAGTATCTGCTTGTTGTTGTTCTACAGCTTCTACTACCTCTGGAGGCTGACTGACAATCAACATATTATCAATAAGACCTAGAGTTAAGTTACCTAAAACAACGGCTTTAGTAGGTTGTGATTCAAAGGTAGATACCATCGTAGCTTGGAAGGGTTTATTAAGTATCTCCGTACCTGACCAAGTTTCTACTGCTATTTCTCCTGACGTGGTTCCATCGGCATCAGGTAATAAAATAACTAGGCTTCTGCCTAATTCATCTACAGTCGTTGTGAAGTCTGTACCTCTTATAGCTATGTTTGCTGATGGAGTTCTAATAGATATATTTCTTTTATCTATCTTTCCTAAAGCACCTGTTATAAAACGAGCCGTACCACTCGCCATGTTCAAGGCAAGCTTACTTTTAGTTGGGTCAGGATCGTAAATGTATTCGTCTATGACGATTTTGGAATGTTCTGTGAGTTTTATAATAGACGCATCAACAAATTGGATAGCGATACGCCCATTACCAGTAAACACGCTATCATAAGAAAGAATATCCAGAGCGAGTTCTGCAAGAAGTTTGTCTCCTCCTGATTGTCTTAGGATTTCTCCGTTTCCCCTAAGTTCTGAAATTTCTCCTATCTCGGAGTAGGCATTAGTAGCAAATAAAAGTATTAACAGCCACTTGCACATTGATCAATATCAACAGAGCTTCCTGATCCACCACTACTTTGTAATAATAAATTAGCTACATTTGTACTTGCGGTATCAGTTTGATGTATGTCTACATCCATTGAACTGCCTGTTAAATTAACTGTAATATCATGGTCATTAGCTCCTGACTGCACAGTATCTATGTCATTAGAACTTCCTGAGATGGTCCAATTATTAGTACAGCCTATTACCTCACACTTAACATTAAGGTTATTAGAAGCACCAGAAATAGAGAAGTCTTGATCCCCTGATGTGGCAGTTGCATCTGCACCTTGAGTAAAGATTAAGATATTTCCATCTCCACCTGATGAAGCCCAATCAAAATCTGATCCTGCTACATCCCCTGTTGCACCTACTGCAAAAGTAGCTGAACCACTATCTCCTGTATTTCGATAAGTCCAACTGGTATTGTTACCTTGTAAGATACTTGCTGCTAAAGTATTACTACTACCTATTTGGTCTATGTCTAAAGTCATAGATGTACCACTTACAACTGCCCTAGCTTGTGAAGTACCAACCTTATTGGTGGCTCCAATCTGGTCAATCGTTAAAGTTAATCCAGTGCCTGTCTGTGTTATATATATGTCGTTATTACCTGCATATACAGATGTTGCAGCCAACATAATAATTAAAGTAATAAATTTTTTCATTTTATTGTTCCTCGTTTAGTGTATTATAATTAAAATCCCAAATTTGTTTTTCTAGACCCTCTATAACCATTCCATAAACAGCAGCTTCTATTGCCTTTCTAGTTGCCACTCCTACTGGTTCATTAAATGTACTGCCTGTTTCTCCCTCTCCAAGCTGTGTTCCTAGTTCATAAAATCTGAATAAATCAGTGCCTCTACCTGTAGATAATATAGTTTTTGTAGCTGTTACGTTTATTATAACTTCGCCTGTTTGCACCAAAACTGCTCTAAGTATTACTGTGACCTTATCTTCTCGGTATTGATTTTTTATACCAATACCTAAATATCTTGCTCCATTACCTCCTGTTCTTAGGTTGGTATCGTAAGAGACAATTCCACCCTCTAAGAGTATTCCTGCATATAGCAGGGGCTTTAGTATATTCTCTCCCTCTCCTGCATAAGTTTGTCTAGTGTTTTTAATGAGTTGTCTTTCTCTGGTTAATCCATCTAACCCTGTTCTTTCAACCACCACAAACCAATTTCCTCTACCTGCATCTCGTAATGCTTCTATGAGCATATGCTCTGCACCTTGGGTAACTGCTGTACTAAAACTAGCTAAGTTATCACTAGACTTCCTTTGTCCTGTAAGGTCAGGAAACTTATAGACTGCAACAACTGCTTTACTATTAGGTGGTGGAAGATTTAATAATTGATTAGCTGAAGTTGGAACAATCTGTGGTCCTTGTTCACAAGTAAAAGGAAACTTACATTTATCGTATATAGGATTTAATGCTATAGGAGCACAACTATTTAACAATATAACAGCTAGGATTAAGTACCATTTCATCCGTCACAATCTATCCAACAACCACCAAAACTTCCTACTGGAATGACAATCTCTGTCGTTGAAATAAGTACCCCATCAAACCATTCTTCGATGATTAATGTTATGGTCACACCATCATTAATCCATTTTAATACGTTACCTTCTAGGTTTATTTCCCCTGCTATTGGGTTATCTTTAGTAGGAATGTTTCCGTAATTAAATAACGATTCAGAAATATCTTTAGCTAACGTGGAATAGATTCGTGATTCCAGGTTACGGATAAACTTAGCCAGAACTGTATTATCTGCTTCTCTTTCAGCCTCTTCTAAAGCGTCTTGTATATCTTCTGCTATCTTTTCTTGTCTGGTTCTTTCCTGCTCATCAATCGTTAAATAATGTGCCGACTGATTTTGTCCATTAAAAGCCGGACTGCCAAACTTATGCACTAATTGATCTGCCTGTAGTACGCCCACTGTAAGCATTCCAACCATACTTAGTAAAACATAGCCCATCTTCTTTTTAAAATACACTGTTTTTTTCTTTTTCATCTTGCTCTTTTAACTCCAATACAGTATTAACCTTTTGTTGAAGTCTTATCATGTCCTGATCTAATAGTCTAAGCTGATCGGTTAAACGTATAATAGTTGTTTTCATACTTTCTACAGCAGGGTCTATTTTCGTTGTAATAGTTTTCCATACAAAATAAACAAAGTATCCCAAACCAACTACCATAATGACTGGAAAACCAAAATCGGAAACTAATTGGACTATATCCACTAATCTCTCCTAGCATCTATCTTACCATCCTCTACAAAGTTCTCTGCTCTCGCTATCCTGTCTAGGTCTGGTGCTAAATTTAAAGCACTAGATACACTTGTATCAATGCGAATCATATCGTTATTCATTATTGATGCTCTTGTTATTAGCATTTTTGATATTCCCTGTACTGTTTTAATTTCGCCTACAAGATTATCCATAAGCTGTTTCATAATAAGGAATATAAAATATCCCATAACCAAGCCACCTGCTATCGGCAAGCCTAGTGCTTCAATTAAATTAAATACTTCCATTTACTCGAAAGCTATCTAAGTACTGTGCCTTTACAGGCTATTTAGATTTCTTAATGAAACCTAAAATTTTATCAAACCACTCTGGTTTTTTCTTGTAGATAACAAATACTACAATACCAAGAATGATTAAAAATCCTAAAAAATCCATAATTAATCCTATCGTTTTACTAAACTACCTCCAAAGTACATACCAACTATAGCACCTACTAAGTTAGTATCCAAAGGAGTTATTACCAATCCTTTTAAAGCTACCCATTGCATAACTTCTTTTTCAGGAACAAAGAAGAAGCCAGGTTTAAATTGAGTATATCCTACAGTTACAGATATTTCTGGATAAAATACTGCAACAACTTTAGGTAATACCACAATTGCAAAGATTGCTGTTAATGCTATTATCCTTCGTGTCCATTGAAAACCTGCGTTATCGTATTCCCTAGCAGATTTAACAGTTTCTGCTTGAAACTTGGCACGTTCCATTAGCATCTTTTGTTGAAGTTCTTTTGCCTTCAACGACTGCGACCACATGCTCATTAGCCCACCTAATATAGTGGACCCAAGCATTGTTATTATTTCAAAAGGTATTCCCATCTTCTTCTTTATAAACTTCTGCCATTATATCCTCGAACATTAGTCTAAAATCTTCTAATATCATAAAAGACATATCCTTTTTTACTTGATGTAATCTATACCTTCGATAACAGTTTTCTAATTGTTCTTCTGTGTATAATATCATTATAAGGGTGGTGGAGGATTTGTCAAGTCTGTTGAGTTCTGTAAGCTCC